TTCTTCTTCTGCTACTTCATCTTCTCCTACGAATCCGTAATCTTCTTCCTCTGCCTGTAGATCTTCCTCCATTTCAAACTCTTCTACTGAAAGTTCCTCTTCTGAGATACCTTCATTGATCATCTGTGATGATTTAGTAAGTTTGTTTTCTGCTAAAAATTTTCTTAAGTCGAAATTCATAATTTTAATTTTAATAATTTAGTACGCAATAATCAACTCCTAATGTCAACGAAATATCTACTACGTCCGAAGAGGACCAGTCGTATTCACCAAAAGATGCTTCTTTAATGAAAGAGCCTTTAAGTATCCATTCACCAACTACATCTCCTACAGGACCAAGTATTTGAAGAGTAACATCTTCTTTGTAGAAATCACTATATCCCGCTCTACCTGTAACAGATTCATACGATAAACGTGCCCAGTCCATTACTGCTTGAGCCCCAGAAGGAGTTACCGGATCGTAGAGAGTCAATGAAATGTCATTCCAAGTTCTCTTTCCTCTAACTTTACGATACGAGTTAATGTAATGTAAAACCACTTCTTCGTCTGTAAAGCTTGGAGCTGAGGCTGTCTTCACTAGGAAGGAAGGAATAGTCTTGAAAAGCATCAAAAATCTATTCTGTACCTTGGGCTCAAATGCCTGGGAGAGAATTTCATTAGTGTTTAGTACTGCCATCTTTTTCTGTTTTTAATAAATAGCGTTTCTTTAATTTATGCTACGAATGTTGCTCCCGTAGGCTCTACTGTAAAGTCTAGAATAATGTACTCAGCCGTCTTAGCCGGTTGAATAAAGATCTGACCTACAAGCTGGTTACGGTCGATAACGTCATTGGTGTTGTTGGAGTCGTCCATTACTATTCTAAAAGCGAAAAGTCCTTGACGTTGAACTACATTTTCCATGTAAGGAGTAACAATCGAAAGGAATCTATTACGTGTAGTAATTGTGTTCTGCTCAAATACTAAGTTTCTTGCTTGATCTGAGAAGAACTTCTTAAGTTCGATTAAGAGACGTCTTACGTTTACTCTATCTAGTGCAGAAGCTTTCTTTTGTAATGTCTTCTGACCAAATACAGCTATACCAGCTCCCGGGAAAGTAGCTATTGGGTTTACATTTGCATCATAAAGATCGTCTCTTTGACCCTTAGTTAGCTTACGTTCAGCTTGAATTACTCCTACGATTCCTCCTCTAGTAAGACCTGCAGGCGCAAACCATGGTGCTGAAGAACGATCTGTAGCTGCATATACACCTGGAATAACTACAGAAGCAGGTACGAATTCGTTTCTTCCTGTAGCTGTCTGAACCTGTAACCAAGGCCAGTAAGTAGCGCCGTAAGAAGTATTAATAGAACTTACGCTTGCTGCTGCAGTTGCTACTGTTGAACCGTAGCTTGCTGCATCTACTACTACGATTGCATCTCCTCTAACCTCTACTGTAGAAATCAGTCTATCAATTTCCGTCTGATGAGCACTAACTGAGTAGTTAAGTCCTGGTGCTGCTATTACGTTGAATAAGTACTCATCTTGGTTAGCAAGAAGATTGATAACATCAGTATAGTTACCAGCCTCTAGACCTTGCGTCTTAGTTGCTGCAGAAGCACTAAAGTAGTTATTTGCTCCTGTTTGAACGATATCTCCTGTTGCATTGTAAAAAGAACCTGATCCTGTGATTGGTAGAGATCCTGAGAAGGATACGCTAGCTGCATCAGCATTAACTGTTGTTCCGTCATTAGCTAAATAATTGACTGTCGGTAAATTAACGCTTGAGACTCTTACGTATCTAGATCTGTTAGGGTAAGTTCCTGTGTAGGTAAGGTACGTTTCATCTCCTGATGAAGTTAATGTGTAAGACTGATCTCCAATTACTTTAGAAATAAAGTTCTCTGAATTTGGATCTAGAGAAAGGTTAGTCCAGGTTTCTAAGATAATCTTATTGTCGTTACTATCGTCTCCTCTACGTACTGTTAGCGTAAATGTACCTTTAGAATTACTTACATTAGAAACTTCCCATCTTAAGTTATCAGCGGATCCTGATTTTATATACCCGCCTGATAGTTCTTCATTACCGCTGGCATTGTATAAGGAACCGGAGTTGTTATTGTAAATTGCTCCTTTGCCGATGGTCTCGATTACAAATGGCTGTGTACTGTTTTTATCAGAAGCACTAATATGTGTAGCAGTAGCAGCTGTAAAGGAACCGGAAACAACTCTCGTAATTAAAGCTGTCTGACCTCCTTGCTGAAAATAGCTTCTTACTGCTAAGGATGTTAAAAATTCTTGCTTGGTTGAACCAGATTCAAACGTTGATCCAAACTTGTTCAGGTAGTCGCTATAGGAAGTTACTACTGTAGGAATCTGTACCGGCCCTTTGACTGTCGGACCAATAAAAGCAGCTCCGGCTTCTATTGGGGCTGGCTGGGTAAATGATAAGTCGTTTTCTCTTGCTAGTACGCCTGGAGAGATTAGTGTTTCTGCCATTTGGAAATATGTTAAGTTCTAAAGTACTTACAAATAAATAGTCTAGGAATTTCCTATCGTTCAGGAAAATCCTTCTATAATAAATACATAGAACTTTTACTAACCTTACTTCCGGCTACGCCGAGACCGCTGATTATTTGTATTTGTAGCTGGTTTTTTATATTGATTCAATACTTGATTTACCTGCTCCGATGATAAATAAGGTCCCATATTATGGTAACCTAAAGTTCCGAGTTCGAACCTACTCTCTACTGCAAACTTCTTAGCTACATCTAATGGAGGATAGTTTCCAATATTATACTTTATCATTCTAGCACAAAAGAAAATATCTTCTGCAAAAAAACTAGCAGTTGAACCCTGACCTGCTTGAATAAGAAGATCTATATCGTCATTCCAACCATGTATTCTACATATATACTCCATAATACGAGGATTTCTTATAGAAAGACCTCCGTTCATTATAGTTTGTTCGTTAATAAAATTATAACAAGGTGCTCCTACATAATCGTATTGAAGAAACTCTTCTATACCTTCTCTTAGTAGTCCTGTGTCCATCTGAAAGAATACTGCCCTTTCGTAACTTGTAAGTGTATTCCAGAACGTTCTATCAGTCATGAATACACAGTATTGTAGTAGAAAAGGCATTTTTTGATTCTGCTTCAATAAATCCTGTAGACCGTTAACTCTTTGAATACCAGCCGGAATAGGTAGTTTTGTATTAAAGATTTTAAAATCAGCTTTAATATTAAATTTGAGAAGTTGCTGATTAAAGGAATTAGCTAAATCATTAGTTGTAAATACTATTAAGTCTGTACCTTTAGGAAGGTACTTCATATGAGATTTAACTACTTCTCCAAAATTCTTGAAGTTTCTATTTTCTACTATAACTGCTACTAAGGGCTTCATACTTTCGACCAATCAACCAAAGGAGTAAGAAAAGCAGTCTCTCCATGAGTACTTCTACCTGGAATAGAAACTGCTAATCTTTTTCCTTCTTGAATTAAATTTAAGAACATTTGAAAATCATGCGGATGAGTTCCGTTTGTCCATTTTCTTAAAATAGGCTCATCTCTTACTAAAGTCCTAACTCTAGCAGCAAATGTCATTGTAGTAGAGTTAGTCAATTTATAATGACAGTACTTACCTAAATATAATCTAGTTTCTTCTGAGCCTCCTGAAACTAAAGGGTTGATACCGTCAATATATTTGTCGGGATGATCATATAAGGTAACATAGTCAAATCCTAATTCGAAAGCATCTAAAAGAATCTTAGATGAATCCGGTAGATGTAGATAATCATTTTCCACAAAGTATACAATATCGTCGTAATCAAACCTAAGAGCTAAATCTAAACCAAGATTAAAAGTACCAGCACCATTACCTACGTTAACATATTGTATATCTTCTATAGGAATATACTTCTCAATCATAGTATTAGTTTCCTGAGAAGTGTTATCTGCTATTATATTCCAATTCCAATCCGAAAAAGCTTTAACAGCATTAGATAAACAAGCTTCGTTATTGACAAAACTGGGCTTAACTTTCTCGTAACCGGTATCAGATATTCTATAAACTACTCTATTCACTCCTTTTAAGTACTAATAAACCGTTGTTGAAGTAGTGAACTATATGATACCTCCACTCCCTGTTACTTTCTACAAACTCTTGGATTGCTAGAAAAAGTCCTTGCTTTTCTGTCTCTTCAAATTCATATTCGGAGTGTTCGTGCTTGTCAACTTCGTCCTTTTTTCCGTACGACACTACATCATGAAAAACTAAATACTTTCTTGACTTGTTAGCATGTAGTTCTAATTCCTTTTTTAACTGTTTATATGTATGCCAAGTATCAAAGAAAATAAGATCACATTCTGGAATGTCTGCGGTTAGAACGTCCTGTTCATAAAACGTAAAACTAGTACCTACCTGTTTAGCTCCCATTTCAACATGATCTAACCTACCTCCCCATTTGGAAGGATTGTGTAAATCGTAGCTATGTAGTTCTTTAGGTCTGCCTGAAAGAAAAGCCCAGGTTGAACCAATTTCTCTTACACCTAACTCTACTACTACATCGCATTCTCTTGCGAGATCTGTAAGAAGAGGAAAGTGTTGAAAAATATCTCGATTAAGCGTTGGACCTTGTGCAAGGTAGTAAGTAAAAACGTTCATTAGAACTTAGCAATTTCTTCCATTACATTCTGTACGTTGAACATCTCGTCTACTGAATTGTACGGACATTCGTGAACTACACCTGATAGCTGGTAATCAAAGTACATCGAATCTACTAGCTTAGTACTTCCTGGAGGATCATTAGCTTTGAGATTCTTATGTAAGGAATATCCAAACGTTTCAGGCTTTGTACCGATCCAAAGAACTACAGACGGTAGTCTGAGAGCTGCTGCTGCATGCTGCATACATGAATCTATAAGCACTCTCTTTGCGGATACTTGCAAGATAGAGAACAATTCATGATTAGATAACTGTCTAAAGATAGGTTCTACTCCTTGATGCTTAATTGCTTGAGATTCTTGCTTACAGATCTGAATAATGTGATATTGATTTGTAAAGTTATTTACAATAGCCTCCATGACATTAGGCGGCATATCACGAGTCCATGCATAGTGAGGTTGATTATCTCCAATAGGACCTCCGTGCGTTTGAATAACCATTACGGGCTTCTGACGCTTGTAGTTATTAGCGAAAGAAGACTGTAACATATTCATGTACATCTCGGGTAGATCTTCTTTTTCGTTAAACGGAAGATCGTACATCTTATGCCAAGTCTGTACAAGACTAGTCTGCAACGTCATATGTTGAGACTCGAAATAAGGTTCTCTACGGAAAATAATAGTATCTTTATTATTGACGTAGTCTAACCAGAAATAAGGAGAAATCCCTATTCTATAAACCCTATAAATATGAGGATTGTTTAAGAAGATCTCCGGAAAGGAAGCCATAACAATAAGCTTACGATCCGGATACTTCTTCTTAATATTTTTAATAATTGCCGTAGAGGCTACGTTCTTACCTAGCCCTCCTTCCACATGAAAGATAACAAATTTATCCATAAAACTTCTTTAAAAACCTAGCCTCTACGGCTGTTAATATATGTCACTACAGAGTATTAGAAGGATCGTAGTCCTCTACAGTATCAACTGTAACTCCAATCTCTGCAGCTACTGCGTGTATAATAGGAGTATCGTCTGTACCCCAGTTTGTAATTACATCTCCGGATAATACTACATCACCGTCCTTAACGTTTGCACCATTTGCATCGTTTAATTCCCAGTGAAAAGTTGCATAATCTTCTCCGAGTGTATAACGATTAGTCCATACTCTAAGTCTAGTGATAGTATCTCCTAGAAACGTGATTGGTGTGATATTAGCTACTAATGCCATTTTTAGTTTGCGTCTTCTACTTCAACCTTTTCTACTTCCTCTTGAGGAGCAGGTGTAGGTGTAAATGTACCTGTTGCTAGATCGATAGATCCTTCTCCGTATTTCTCATTGAGCTCTTTTACAAATGCCTGCTCTTGGGTTACTGTATCAGCATTAGCGGCTAAAAGATCTTCTTTAATTTTACCGAGACGATTAAGATCTAGTTCTACTGAACCTAGACGAACACGAATGTTATCGTAGGTTTGACGAAACGAGTTAATTTTCTGTAACTCTTCTTGTGTTAATTGTACTTGTTCCATGAAACTATAAGTTGTTTGTTTTGGTTAATATACGATATAAAAATTTCTAAATCAACTATAATTAGGCTATATCTCCACTTCCAGAAACATCCGGTTCAGGTGCCCATGGTAAATGTGCTTCAGTAATAGGACTTACCTTATCATCAATCTGTTTTTGAATCTGCCCATTTACATGCTCTTCATAACCTCCAGTTACTGTAGCTTGGATCCATCCCAAGACAGTTTCTTCTGTAAGATCTTCGAAAGCTACGAACTCTCCTGCAGGAACGTCAACCGATGTAAATGGAGTAGCTCCGTTAAAAACTCCGGTATTAGTTCCATCTGTTCCTGTTTTAGTCCAATATGTTTGAACTACGGCGTTAACATTATCGCCTTCTGTTTTAGTTTTTAGACCAGTTACGGCCCAAGTATACGTAATTGCCATTTCCCTTTACGTTTATTTGTGTTATATAAATAGCACTATTCTTGAGCAAGTATATTAGTTACCCACGGTTTTTCTGATTTTTGCTGTAAGCGTTGAAGTGCTCTTGAAAGTTTGCCGTCTACTATAGCTTTTAACCTATCTTCATCTGCCGGAATCCAAGATACGACTTCTTGTTCTGTTAAGTTTTCAAAACTTGTAAAATTAGATGGATCAGGAGGAGAAAGGAAAAAAATCTCTTCAACAGAAACTTGCTTACCTGTATCTTCGTCGGTTGCTATAAATTCTAATGTTGCTTTAAAAGCTACATCTTCTAAGCCGTCTTGCTCTTTATAAGCATGTAAGTTTCCTATTTTCTTACTATAAATTGTTGCCATGTTATCTGTATGTTTATTATTCGTTAGCTGATATAGTTTTGTATATTACGCATCTCTTTCAGTACCCTTCCAGGCTTCTAATGCTGCCTCATCCTTTCTAGTTCCAATTAGCAGTACGTTATATACTCCATCTTGATTTGAATGAACTGTAAGTGTTGTTTGATCTTCACTTACCTCGCCGTACGCTTGTCCGAAATGTTTTACAGGAGATACCCATACTTGATCATTTTCGTTTAAGAACCTATAATAATCAGGAAGATCTAATGTTGCAACTCCGTCTACAGTTTCTACTGTCCACCTATATATGTTATCACCAGCCGTCGGAGATTCAACGAACGAGTGCCATAGTTGCTTTCCTGCTTTGCTTGGATTCGGGTGAGGTATGTTGAAAGAACCTGCAGTCTTAGTAAGAGTTCCGGCAACATGTAGTGTTGAAACAGGGCTACTGGTACCAATGCCAACCCTATTAGTTCCTGCATCTACGTATACCATATTAGCATTACCATCAGACTCGACTCTAAAATCTAAATCTTGGCTTCCATCATTAACAACAATCTGGCCGTTTGCTAATACGCTAAAGTAGTTATTTGAAGATCTGTTTGCTCTAAAAAAGTGACTACGTCCAACATAGAATAAATCCGCCGTATTATCTCCTGTACTACCTCCTCCGAAGAATCCTGCACCTTGGTTAGCTCCGGATCCGGCTTGGGTTTTACCGTTAACAGAGAAAACGTTATAACCTGCTACATCTCCTACTTCTCCAAAAACCATTAGGCAGTTTGCACCGGTAACAACATTTACAACTCCATTCGAAGCTCCTGTTCCGGTACATATGTTAATATCACCTCCAGGGAAGGTATCGTCCACATCGACGCCCCCTTTAATGATAATATCTCCAGGATTGGAACCAAAGTTATTACTACCTTGTATTACCAGTGTACGATTGGCGTACGTACTGGGGTTAAACCCTATACATCTGTTACCGCCTGTGAAGGTGATGTTACCGCAAAAAGTACTGTTACCGGCTATAGTCTGATTACCGCATACATATACGATGCATGCTGCTGGAGTACCTCCTACACAGTTGGCGTTGCCGGCTGTTGTAGCACTTCCTACACTTATATTTGATAATGTATTCTTAACATCGTTTCCGTTAGAATCTACTCCAACTATTTGAGCAACAGTACCATTTCCTATTTCATTAAGGCATGTTCTAAATTCAGTTCCTGTTAATTTTAATCCTGTACCTGCAGTGTATGTAGTATTAGTATCGGTAGCAGTAATTGTAAGAGTCCTAGACGTACCTGTACCCGAAAGTACTGAAGTTACGTTGGTTCCACCAACTATGTTGAGAGTATTACCACTCGCAAGCGAAAAAGTATTTGTACCTCCATCGTCTGCAACAGTCCAGCCGCTATAATTACTAATAGTAGGAGTATTTGTAAAGTTGTTGTAATCTAGGTAATATGTACCTTCCTGTCCATCTAACTTATCTGCATCTAAGCCTGAACTAGATCCGTCATTACCGTCATGCCATACTTTTTGCCAAGTTCCTGTAGGTAGTGTGTTGTTAGCACTTCTGAAATAAAATTGATCATTAGCTGTATCAAACCACAACTGACTGTAGTAATTACCGGGGTGCGTATTGAGACTTAAAAGAGCTCCGGCATTATTACCAGCAGGACCTCTATTAGTCCATCCTCCCGTAGAACCTACAAATAACTGTGTACCGTTAGCTGCATTAACGTCAATTGTACAGCTTAAGTTTCTACGTAAGAAGTTATTATTAGATTCTGTTTCGGTAAAATATCTACCGTCCAAATCTACAGAAACTAA